GAGAATAATTATCAACCCAACTACCGTCTAAATTATTTCCAACAGCAGATTGATTTGTTGGAGACATCTTAAATCTCTTCTTATGATGAAGAGCTATTACATCCTGATTTACATTTTGAAACCAGTTATAGTTTCTGCCTTCGTAGGCAGTATCAGTGCCACTTGCTGTGGTAGAAGGTCTAAACATACGAGCGACTTCACCAACACCAGCACTGTCATATAGAAGACTGTCTTTGATTTTTTTGATTGAAAAGACATAAAGGTCAAAATACATAGGGCCATTAAAATTTGCCACTCCTGTATTAATGAATGCAGTCATACCTAGTCTTAAAGACAAAGGTTTAATTTGTTGTCCTACTTTTGAGTTATCACCTGATAAAGAAGAACTAACTTCGGGTATAATAGAATACATACCACCACCAATAGTGGTAGGCATCGCTGAATTGACACGGATGCCAGAGACTGCTTTGAACGCCTGTTTATTTTCAATGTTTGAGTGTAAAACTCGTTTAACAATTTTAGTAATCGCACGAGACTTCGTCTTGCGCTTTTTATAGGGTTTGCGACCCCGCCTACGAAATCTACGATTTCCATACGCCATTTTATAATATTGGATTAGAAAAAAAATTTTGCCAAAATTTTTATCCATTTTTCCTAAATATCCTGAATAATCTTCAAATATAATAACGCATTTGAATAAAAATTTTGGCAAAAATTATTATGTTTAGGAAAAATATAATGACTAGTGATAGTTCCAATAGTTCCAAGGGGGGTAATACTAAAACCCCCTTGGTAAAACAAATATCTCCTGCTAAAAGATGGTGTTTCGTCTTAAATAATTACACAGAAGACGAATTAACTCAATTAGTTCCAAAGTTCCAGAAATTTTGTAAGAAATGGATTTGGGCTAAAGAAGTTGGTGAGAGTGGGACACCTCATATTCAAGGTTTTTGCGAATTTAAAACCAAAAAGAGACCTATATCAGTCTTTGAAAATAAGCGAATGCATTTTGATAAAGCAAATGGAATGGATATAGACCAAGTCATTTATTGTTCGAAAGAAGGGTCAGTCATAGAAAGTGTTGGGTTACCAGATATTCCCGAACCATTAGAGGTCATAGACCCTAATAGACCATTTCAGCAAGAAATTTTAGAAATAATCAAGGGAAGACCCTGCGATAGAACTGTTTATTGGTATTTCGGAGATGGCAATATTGGAAAGACACAGTTTTGTAAATATTTAAGTCATACACATAAAGCGATATGCTTACACGGTAAGGGAGCAGACGTTCGTAATGGTATTGTTACCGAAGCAAACAGAGTGGGTTCAACACCTAAATTAGTAGTGTTTCCAATTCCAAAATCATATAATAAGGACTACTTAAGTTATGAAGCGTTGGAAAATATCAAAGATATGTATTTTTACAGTGGTAAATATGAGGGTGGGATGATTAATGGTAATCCTCCTCACTTGTTTGTTTTTGCGAACGAACCTCCCGATATTAGTAAAATGAGTAAAGATAGATGGAAAGTATTTCATATTAATAAGAAAACATATAAGACAACACCAATATCAAATGAAAATTGCATTTGATAAACACTCGGGTGCGACCGCTGGGGCGCGCTCACACTTCCTCGGTCGTTTGAGGAAGTTGCCCCCACTTATCCCCGAGGGGACGACCTCTATCTTTGATTTCAAGTTGATATATACAAGATAACATTTTGTATATATTATTTATTTAAGCATCTTCATAGACCATACAAGAATTGAATGCGACTGTTCCTCCTACGAAAACAGGAGCTTCAGCATTTGATGACGCATCACATTTCGTAACACATAATGTTGCGAAGAGAGCACAATTGTTAGGAGTAGTATCTATAGTATTAGAATATTTGAGAGTTTTAGCACAATGCTTTGTCATAGGTAAGGTATAATTAATTGAGAATTGAGAATAATTATCAACCCAACTACCGTCTAAATTATTTCCAACAGCAGATTGATTTGTTGGAGACATCTTAAATCTCTTCTTATGATGAAGAGCTATTACATCCTGATTTACATTTTGAAACCAGTTATAGTTTCTGCCTTCGT